ATTCAGCCCTGGGAAAATAAATTCCCAGAGCCTCAGATACAGGATCATGCCACTGCTCTGTCCTCTTCCTTGTCGAGTTTCTGTGATCCCCATGTCGCCCTCATGGTTTCCCAATCGACCCCTTTACCCTTCCTATGATATTTCTCTGGCTTGATATACCAAGCCAGCTTGGTTTTGGAGAAGCCGACTCCGCAATCGGCTTCCTTTCCAGCTTCTTTTATTACTTCCTTCACTGGTTTTGTATCACCAGTGATCCAGAGCCAGGAGCCTATCAGCTCCAACTCAATTCCAGGAATCCTCTTGAGAGTTTCATACGCCCTCAGGAGCTTGTCTCCAAGAAGCTCATTCCCTGTTGAGGGCTTCCCACTCATCAGGTAGTCCTTCAAATCATTCCAACGATCTGAGGCCTCCTTATACGCCTCATTCACCATCTGCATGATCTCGTTTCCTCGATCTCCTACCAAGTCAGGATGATATCTCTTGGCGAGATTCCGATACTTGGTCTTGAGACTTTCAAGACTGTCCTCAGTCTCAATTCCTAGGATATCTATTACAGTTTGCAGTTTCATGGGGAAAACCTCCATTTATAAGATTCCTCAAATCCTTCACCATTCAGTCCTGGGAACATAATTCCCAGAACCTCAGGTGGGGATTAGGTTTCGTCAGGGGCTACTACATAGCCCCATTCCTTCTCAGGAAATAACCGGGAGTCCCCGGTGACGGATGCCCGAGCACCTTCCCGGATCTCCCGACCGCTAACCGGGTGACGATATACCCGGTCATTGGCATCCCACTCAAATACTTCCAGGCGGGATGCATATTCACCGCTATCCAGCTTGATCCTCATTATTCACAACCTCCTATTACCAGGTCGATCAAATCGTCCTTGGTTGTGGTTTCTGGTGACCACGAAGACGGGATCATTTCCATGGGGTTGCCGTTGTCGTCCAAGATCCAAGCCCGGGAGCCTTCAACTCCAATCATTCCTGGGAATTTCTCTTCCCAGAGCTGGAGGCGGGCTTTCCGATCAGCCTTCTCAGCCTCCTGGGCCTCACGGTCCCGTTCAACCTGAGAAAGATCCAAGCTCATGCCGGAGCCATAATCGCCCTCGTCCCATTCAACGAATCCATCCAACGCGGATTTGTGTGCGTGCTTATTGTATCCCATAATGACCTCCATTTATAAGATTCTCCATCACGCCGGGAATGGCTTAGGATCATGATATCTGGAGACGCCTCTGAATAATAATCCAGAGCCGTAGTTCCGAGGGATCATGCTCCCACTCCATCCCAGATATGGAGCTTCTCTATACGTCACGGGTCCTGGCCTGCTATATGCTCCCCTGAGATTAGGATCATGGCATAATAGCATATGGCTCGCCGTCGGGGCGTATACCTTCCATCCGGGCTTTGGATGGCTATTGGTGAGGGCAAACTGGTTTTGATATGCAGGGCCTCTTTTTGGTTTATCTCCAATCTCTACTCTTCCGAATACTGTGGTTCTGATACGTCCCACAACATATGGATCAACGTACCGTCCCCATGCTCAGTAAGGAAGTGAAACAAGATTGGCTGGTACCTGCAGGGACTTCTCCACCAATCTGGTGCCCCCCACCTGGTGCTTACTTGGTTCCCAGCGCCACTCCAACCTAGGAGCGGGTGCTGAGCCTATCGACGGAGTTCGGTAAGTACATCTGGCCAAGTCACCACCGTCTAGGTGGCGGCCCCTGCGCTGCGCTCAGGAGCATGGTGCAACCTCCGCCGCCAGTCATATCCAACTGGACAAGAGTGCCCTAGGGTCAGTGGCCTCGGCGGTGCATGGTCTATACACTCACCGCTGTACTCAGGCCCAGGGCTATGTCAAAGAGCCGGAAATCATCCTCCTATACTATTACATAATTCTCCAAGAGAGGTGCTATACAACCAGCACCATTCAGTCCCCCATACGACCTGAGCCGTACGGGGAACTTGAGGTGGGGTTGTTCTATTCGGTTTCTTCCATAGTGCTCCTGATTATGGCCATCATGTCCCAGCTCAGAAGGCGCCTGGTGTAAAGCGCCCGCAAGAGGCATTTCATTCCGTAGAAATCAGGGTTACTGCCCTTTATGGGCTTGGTTTCGCCGACGTGATCTATGAACCATTGCGCCAAGTCATGCACCTGGCCTTCGGCGTCCCCTTCCAGCAGGCGCCGAACAGCCTTGGCCCGCTTGGTGAGCTTGGGCTCCTTGGGAGCCCGGGGTGTAGTGCTGGCGCTGGCCTGCGCCTTGGCTTTGGCGGCCTCTTGCTTGGCTGCCAGTTCTGCCCGCTTGGCTGCCAAGATGGCGTGGAGGGCCTTGACCGGCAGTCCGTTGTATTCGGCCGCTTCCTCAGCACCAACCACTTCCTCAATCATTCCAATCAATTCTACTTTGGTTCCTTGTGACATGGCGCACCTCCTATAGTGCAAGTTTGAATTGTGCTGTGCTTCTTTACTAGCATACACTACAATATAATGTCAATAGTCTGTACTGCACTTTTTTGTATACCTACCCCCTATGTTAAAATTGAGCGCCTTGCGCTGTTAGCTGGTGTCGAGACCCCACTACAATCGAATGCTATTTTTCAAAGTAAAGAGATTAAGTAACACGTCTTCTAATACTCATATACACGTCTACACGTTCAATACACACTCACTACACACTCACTACACACTCACTACATTTGAATCTCTTCTGGAAGTGTGATATTTATTGTATTATATTGTATTGTATTGTTTGGATACATAAGGATACATAAGGATACATAAGACACACAAAGGAGAAAATATGTCGAGAACAGGCCGTGGAAATCCAATTCCTCATGGGGTGCAGAATAAGCTTGGAGATGTAAGGCTAGAGAAAGGGAGATGGGGAAATGATAAAGAAGATAGCATTTATATACTAGCGTGGGATTTCGCTGAGGATTGCACAGGAATTAAATGCCCGCTGTATGAGAAGTGCGAGTACATGCAGATACAGAAGAGTGTTCCTTGCGAAAGGACGAGCAAGTGTGCGCTTCAGCAGAAGTACCTCAAGAGTGTAATGAAGGCTGTTGTTGAGAAAATGAAAAAGAACAAGGCTACTGAGGAGACTGTGATAAAGTTAGGATATCATTTAATTCCTTTGTATGCTCAGTTGTTCAAGTTCAAGATGTGGGAAACGTATAATAAGGAGATTATAATTTATTCTCAGGGGAGTCCTAAAGTGCATCCTGTGTACAAGGAGATGAGGGAGATTATAAAAACGCTCACGAGTGTTTGGAAAGATATTGGAAGTGTGTTTAAGGAGAAGGCTGATCCAGGAAAAGTAGGAGATGGGGCTTTTATAGACGCTATGTACGGGGTGGTTGGTGATGAGGAGTCAGAAGAGGATCCAAAAGGATCAGGAATTGATTTCGAGTCAGAGGATGATGAGGAAGAATCAGAAGAGGGAACAGGATTAGATGAGTTAGATCAGCCAGTGAAGAAAAAGAAAGCACGAGGAAAGCAAAAAAATTATCATAAGAAGAAAAGGAAGCCTAGATCCAAAGCAAAAATTGATGTTCCAGGATATAATTCAAGAGCGCATAGGAATGAGGTCAGGAAAGGGGAGAAAGCAGAGCCGATAAGAGTCTCAGAGAAAGTAGCTGAGAAGAAAAGGAAGCGCAAGGAAAAGCAAAAGGAGAGCGGGGAGAGCTAGGAGAGTACAAATGACTAGAGAAGAGAATATAGAGAGAAAGAAAAACAAAGAGCTTGGGTATTATGATAATGGTGATGAAGAGTTCCAGGTTCTGTGTTCACTTCCGACAGATAACAATAATCCAGAATACGAAGAGATGTGGGATTCTCTCTGGGATTCATTAGCTGAGATGAACGGAGGATGACAATGGACGTAGATCAATGGATAGCACAGAATACGTTTTACTGTCCTACTCTTGTCTCCAGAATTACTACTGCTCAGTGCAAAATCAATAGAAATAACGCAAAAACAAATGGGACACATGATAAGAGTGTTCATCCCTGTGTTAAATGCGATGATAATAATCTCTATGAGAAATACCAAAAGGAAATGTTTATGAAGGATTCTGCTCCAATTGATGGATTAGAAAATTGTGATGTGTACAATCCTCTCAAGAATAAGTGTTTTGTGAGTATTTTTATGAATCTCACAGCATGTATTTCAAGCAATCTCAAACGACAGTTTCAGGTTTCTTATAATTATGTAGTTCCTGGATATGATAAGGATAATCACACTTTGAAAATAAAATTATTCAATGAGAAGATCCCAGGATCTCAGAAATTGTTTCATAATCGGGGCAGTTTCAATATCAGCGGAGCACTACACTATTGGGGATTAGCTGAGGAATTAAAAGGAAAGCGATTTAGAGCAGAGTACGCCGGCAATAGTGTAGTTCTAGTTCATTTGTCGAATGAGTTATAAAAGAAATTGAGGAGACAGCATGGCAATAGAGAGAATGGATCCTAAAAAGATTCCTGAATATCAAAATGGTGCTGAGGGATTTATAAAATTCGTTGAAGAGAATGTGCGTTTTAGCGTTCCTCAAAAGAATTCTCCAGTTCCAAAATGGCTTTATCCAACACAATTATCAGATGTTCCAGATCCCACAACAGGAAAGTCATTCAGGGGAATGTGGGAAGAGCAGAAGAAGGTGCTGAGAGAAGCACTAGAAATGAGAAACGGACAGTTTGTTTATAGATTGATTGCTTTTTGCTGGCCACGTGGAGAAGGAAAATCATTGATTGTGTGTCTTATTCAGATATGGAAGTTTTTTTGTTTTCCTCGTCAGCAAATTGTGTTCGGTGCTCTTTCAAAAGATCAAACACGTTTTGTGCATTATGAAATGATTCAATCAGTGATACTGAATAGCCCAAAACTCGTGAACGTCATTGGAAAAGCAAATGTGCAGAGAGCATGGACTGTTCTCAAGAATTCAAGGGGAGAGACAATATCTTCGTTTCAGCCAATATCAAGCTATTCAGGAATCGTTTCAAATATCACTGGATATACGTTTTCTGAAATGTTTGATATGAAAGATCCTAAGTTTTTTGTGCAACTTGATGGTTCTATACGAAATATTATAAATGCTCTTGGAACAATAGACAGCACAGTATCAACTAAGGATCATGTGCTCTATCGTTTATATAGAGGATACATAAATGGAGAAGACAGACTGACGTTTTTTCATCATAGAAGTGCTCCAAATGCTACTCCTGATGAATACTGGCATCCTTATATGAACAAGGAGCAGTTGGATTCTTACAGAAGGAAGTTCCCTCCAGCAGATTTTGATCGATATTTTAGAAATGTTTGGGAACTTGAGAGTGGAAAACTATTCTCAGAGCCTGCTGCGAAGTCAATATTTTACTACGGATTCAAAAATAATAACGATATTACAAAAATAGATGATGGAACTGTAGTGAAAATACTAAATCAGGTGCAAGAAAATGAGATAAAAATAGAAAAAAGAGATGGGAGAAAGAACAAAAAGAAAAGAAAAAGAATACAAAAAAATACTGTTGAGAACTTGAGAGAGCAAAATATCAAGATGAAAGAAAAGCTTATCCATATGGATAATGTTTACAAACTGCATAAAAACAACATGCCCAGATTAGCTTCCAATAAAGACCTCAGGAAATTGACTGAATTATATGATACGAATTGGTCTGTTCATGCGGGAATAGACAGATCGGATCCTCTTGCTAAGAACCCACTTGCAAGAACAATAGTGACTATTGTAGCCAAGGGTTTGACAGGTAGTAGGAGTAAATATAAGATTAAAGAAGATGTTCCTTCTTACATTTATATACTGTTGCATTTATCTTGGATACAAGATGCAACACTTGAAGGTATAAAAAATGAACTGAGTGAGGCTGTTGTAGAATATGATGGAATAGATACTCTCTGTTCAGAGAGATGGGGAACGTGGGATTTAGCTCCATGGTGTGAAGATCACGATGTTCATTTTGAGCCTGTGTTTCCTTCTTTCGAGAAACAGAAGAAAGCCTTTTCAGAAATGTACATTGTTATTCAAGACGGAAGATTCAAATCTTCTGATATAATTATCCCGGGATCAATTTCTGAGAATATTCTTTCTGAAGAATTGCAAATGTTCGATTACGATCCCCAAAGAAAATGGTACGGAAGCCCACAAAAGAATGATGTTGGGGGAGTACAGGACGACTCGATTTTTTCACTTGGATGGTGTATCTATGGAGGAAGAGAGTTCGGAGTAGAGCAGTTCAGAGAAAGAATAGGTAACAGTGATTTTGGATCATTTGTTCCCAATAAAAACAATTTTGCTAGATACGATTTATAAGAGGAAAAGCGTATGTCTGAAGAAAATTTAGAGTTCCAACCACTCGCAATTGCAAATGAAGAGGCAGCATCTTATCTGAATAGCTTGTCAGACGAAATGCTTTCCGCTTTTTCGTTTCCTCTTTTTAGTTCGAGTTCATCTATTGAGAGATCAAATGCTGCTGTTGATGCTGATGGCTTTCCAAATGTGAATCAGAACTATTTATGGGATTTGCACAAGCTGCAAGAGCAGTGTTGGAACAAAGCTGAAAGAAATCCCTGGATCAATTCCCATGTTCGAGATACCATGGGAAGAATGGCAGGATGGGGATTTGAGTTCTATTCAAAAATTCCTGACTTGCAGAAAGCAATTGATGAGATTGTTGATGATCCCAGAAATGATATTTATCAAAACATGCCGAAATTTTGTGCAAGAACTGAGATTGAGGGAGAACTTTTTCTCATGTTCACTTTGCATAAGAATGGTTTTGTTGAGGTAGATTTTATGTCTCCTTCTATGATTAGAGAAGGAGGAGATGATGGTTCTGGAATTATTTTTCATCCTACCAAACAAAATTTCCCTCTATTTTACTTCGTCAATTTTCCAAAAGCACAAAATGCTAATGGTACTGAGCAGGCATTAATACCGTCTATTAATATTTGTTACTTTCCTGATTTGGAGAAAGAAGTAAAAGATCACTCCTCTTTCGATTCAAAAAAATTGAAATACGCAAAAGCACGAAAACCAAATAGTGCTCCGTATGATAAGACAAATGGTTATTTTCGTTTTATTGTGCATTGGAATAAAGGTTTTATAACGAAAAGAAACGTCAGTCATATCAAGACAACAATCGAATGGGTGAATTATTATGAGTCTTTGAAGAAGTACGAAATTGATCATAAAAAATCCAGCGGTGCTTACTTGTGGGTCATTGAAATGGAAGACGTTAGATCCTTTCGAAGATGGCTGCAAATGAGCGAAGAGGATCGAAGACAAACGGGAATTATGCAGCCAAAAGATCCTGGAGGCACACTTGTCCTTCCCCCAGGTATGAAACTCACTGTGCAGAATCCTAAACTTTCTTCAATATCTGATGAAGACACAGATATTATGCAGATGGTGAGTTCTGGATTACAGAAACCACAGGATACAATGCTCGGGGACTATCGCAGTA